GAGTTTTCAATATACCATTGACCACCTGGTCCTTGAAACGCATGGTTCCAGACTCTCTGCCAAGGCATATCTTCGCCTTCTACAGCAGGTAAGAATCTCAATACTGCGTAACCATTGCCAGACTTATCTAGTTCAGGTTTCCATAACCTGTCGTCTTGGTACTTGTTTTTCTTTTCGGGTTGTTCTATTGTGTTTTCTAACTTCTTCGTTAGTACGTCAAAATTTGACTTTGACTTTTTTAGGGCTTCTAATGCACTTGACATTGTATTTTCTCCTTGTATATATTGTTGTACGTATTTGTATTAATGTAAGTATTACTATTATTTATACTGGCAACATACTCAACCATTATAATATTGTATCACCATTTACTGATATTGTCAAGCAGCTGTGCTTGAGTAATATATGTTAAATTCTTCTCGTTTCCTAGTAGTTTTTGATTAGTTGTATTGTCATCATCTGCCTTGTTTACCTTAAAAAATGACACTTTAGGGTTGTCTTTCAATACTTGTAACCACTCTGCTTCCCATACGCCTGTAGGACTAGGTTCATAATGTGCTGATGAGTAGTTTTTAGTGCCTTTGTAAATGTTATTGAACATTTTTGTATCCGATCTCAAATCCATACCTATCATATACACTTCGTCTATTGTATCATACTTGCAAGCAATATAACCTGCTGTTGCACCAGCATGATATCCTGGGTCTTCCCATTCTTGTGTCTTATCGCCGTCTGTGATCCAAGACACATAAATGTGGGTATTGTCAATATCTTTCTTATACTTCGTACCGTCTTCTTTTCTTATTGTTGCGTTGCCTTTGATTGTATGGGCATTCATAACATAGTAATTAGTTGGGCCTTTATTAGTTATAAAACTATCTGCCTTGTCTTTGTCTTGTGTATGTAACATGCCTAACACCATTGTGTCATACATGAAGTTGGGACATTTAGTCCACTCTCTAAAGTAACAAGGTATCTTATGAGCAACACCCTTGTGATATATTTCGTGTGTCATTGTGCTGTCAACAGCAATCAATACATCTGGTAGAGGATTATCTCTATAGTAAGCATTACAGGCATATATCTTACCATGCTTTTTTAATGTTGTCAAGTCAAAGTCCTTACGTGACTCGCCATTACCTATAATAAATGCTCTTTTTTTCATAATCTTACCTTGTCTAGGCCATTCTTCATCAAAATATTTCTTAGCCATAATAATAATTCAATAAACCCATAGAATATATTGTAAGTGATATAGCATTCAATACAATTAAGGACCTGTCATGCCATAACAAACCTACAGTTAACCAACCTATGAAACCTATGTTAGCAATAAACATGTTTAAAGGAAACAACTCTACTGCTGTAAACATCATAGCAATAATTAATATAATACTACTTGCCCACTTGATGTACCATGACAAGTCACCTTTAGGTGTTACCTTTTTATAAACTCTGCTTGAGTTTAGTTTGGCAATCTTATCATCTAGTTTTTCTCTTATAGGTTCAATTGTCATTTCTTTTTATTTTTTGTTATATGTTTGTAATCTACATATTCAGAACACCACTCGTAAAAACTATCATTATTAGCAGGCCAACATGCAGCAAAGACTCTGTCCTTACGTTGTGATCTGTATTCTTCTCTTACTTCTTGCTCTGTTAGTTTACGTTCTTCCATCCAACTCCTTCAAATTGTTTTCTTTCCATTCTTTAGTTGTTTCAGGCCTACCCCATTTATCTATTTCATCTGGTGTTCTACTACAACCCATGCAATAACCACTATCTTGGTCAATCGTACATATGTTTATGCACGGCGTAGGTACATAGTCATCACTCACACAAACACCTCTTTCATTATAAACTTACATTTAGTAAGGTTAAACTTAATAAAAGGTGATAATTTCTTTATTTTAAACGATTTTTCAGGCCAGATAACTGTTTCAGCAATCTCTTTGTCCCATCTTTTAACAAATGATAAAACTTTATCCAAGATGATGATTGTCTGTACTGATATTTTTTCAGATAGAAGTAATCGTAGCAATCGTGGATGTTGCCCACTATGTACACGAAACAAATCATCAAACCGAATCCTATTATCATTAATGACATTAGAAAGTAATACACAATCCCCTCTAAAATTGTACGTAAAAGATTGATTATATTTTTTCCACTTGTTATAAGTTGTTTCTCCATCTGCTCTAACTAGATTACCTATCCATGTTTTTGAATTATGAAAGAAATTAGATACAAAATAGTCTAGCATTTCTTCCTTTGTATATTTAGTTGTAAGTTTATGAAAAAAGAACCTATCATTACGTTTTAAAAATGTGTTAAATGTTGAATTAACTTTGGCATTGTGCCTGTAAAAATCATAACTATCGGAAGTGAAGTGTAGTTTAATAGCCAAATATAATGTATAAGCCTCATAACTGTTCATATAGGTAAGATTGCTGTGCTTGATCGTTCAACCAAGTTTAGCTTTTCTGCCTCTTCTTTTATCTTTTCTTTTAGTGACTTGTTGATTAAAGGACCTACAGACGCTGTGTCAATATCATTTTCTTCACAATATTTTAACACGGCATCCATATAGGACATCCGTTTCTCTTTTACTATTGCCTCTATTATTTGAGCAAACTTTTTACTATTCATTAACATCAGAATTTTCTTACTATGTGTTTTCTTAATGCTCTTGTTAGTTCTTCTATTTTATCTATGATACTAATTAAACTTGGGTCTGTGATATAAGTTTGTTCTGCTTTTAGTCTATCATATTCTTTTAACGGTATTGTTACCGTTGATTGTTCATTCTCATAAGTCATATCATGCTCACGGGAATCTCTTTCTATATTTTCACTCATAATTTACCTCACTTTATAATAATATTATATCACAATCTACGTGTTTGTCAAGCCTGTTTCTGTTACTCGGTACAGGCAAACCGTTTAGCAGTATTAAGCTGCCATCGCTAAATTGTTAGCATTTATAAGATGACTTTACGTTGTCAGCGACTAAACTCCAGTAAGTTTTAACTGTGAATCGATCCTAGTTCCACCCCTTAAATTTCATTGTTTAAATGGTGGAGTGGGTGGCATTGCAGCCACGTCTTCTCCAGGTATTCTCTTACCTTCAACGTTTAATTCTTTTGTGGCACTACTAAATCAAATGTATGAAATAAAATACATCTTTCAAGTCCACTTGGTATATCTAATACAGCAATTGATTGTGTATTATCTTCATTTACCATATAAGTTATCATATAAACTGGTTCACCATCTTCTACCATACCTGTTCTACCTAGTGTTAAGTGATATGGTTTAAATTTATAATGATCAACATAAGTTTGTATAGCATTTACTGTACCACATAAAGCAGGTACCTGTTGCATATAAACTTCATTACTAAATTCTTCATGCTCGGCATAAACTACAGTTGCAAATAATATACTTAAAACTATTAATATTTTTTTCATATTTCCCTTTAGCTGTTATGGTCGCAAGTAGGATATATAAATCGCCTTTTTTATTAATTCAACTATTGACTCTTTATTAACTATTTATATTATTTCTGTTAAAAAAGTCTTTAGTGTGTTTATAAAATAACTCTTGGTGTTCTTTGATTTTATCTTCGGTATGTATCCATTCTTGTACAAAACCATCTTCACATGTGGCTAATATAACAGTTTGTTCTATTTTGTGATTTGGGTATAGCTCTTCATACATTTTTGCATATGCCGAACATTGTAAAAAGTTAGCATAATTGTAATTGGCATCCCTTTTCTTTGTAGAGGTCTTAAAATCAATAACTGATAGTTTACCTCTATACTCAGCAATACAATCTACCTGACCTGCAACACTTATTTCTTTTGAGTATAGGTATTCTTCTAGGCAATGTATGTTATCTATTCTAGCAAGATATGGTTTAATAATTCTAAAAAGACCTAGTGGTGTAACAGCAGTTATACCTACCGACTTCTCGTCTTCGTTGTTCAAGTGATTCTCAATCAAGGTATGAGTTGTCTTACCTCTATTGACAGCAGACGTTGATATGTAGTTAGCCATTTTCTCACCAACTGCATTTCGCCATGCCTGTAGACCTGCTTGTTTTTCGGGTATTTGTCCTAGTATAGATGTAACGGAAGGCATATTAACACCATCAATAGTATAATATCTTACACCGTTTTGATTCTTGCCTTTCACACCTAACGATTTAGGCAATACTTCTTCATTCAATTTAACATGTTTAAACATAATATACCTTTCCGTATAAATTTATATAATTATTATATCACAATTTGTCAATATTGTCAAGCTAATGGATCAACTTTTTTATCTTTTGTTACCATTGGTAATTTCTTTAAAATTGATTGATATTTGTATTCTACACTCAATTTTGTATAATAATCAGGTCTTAAATTAGAGTTAATTACTGTTCTCCAGAAGCTAACAAAACCACATTGTTGTTTTTCATACCAAGTATCACCTTCAGTTGAATAATCACACATCATAGGTAAATATATTGTTGTATCGTAACCTCGTTTTACCCAATTTAAGGCACCTAGTTTTTTACTATCTAAACAACAACCTGATGTTTCTGTACCACCTATTATTACTTTTGTAATTTTAGAATCAAATTGAAAATTTGATACTTTTTTGTTTATTGTGTCTATAAAAAAATCAATATCTATATCTTTTATTGAGCCATCTTCAGTTTGAGTTTCTTTTGATGTTTCAAATACTTGCCATTTATTAATCCATGCAAATTTACTTAATGCTCTTAATTTTTCATCAAGTGGTTTAGACCATTGATTTATCCATGATTTCTGTTTATTGTAAGTATTAAAGACAACTAAACATTTTTCTCTATCTATGTATCTATTAGATAATATGTTCGCTAAAGCAAGATATCTTTTGTGTAGGTAATTCTGATCTTGTAATTCTTTTTCACCCTCAAAGTCTATTAATAATATAAGTGTATTCATTTTTTGGGTAAATTTAATTCTGTATAATTTGTTTCAAGTTTTATTTTATATGCTCCATACTTTTTAATCCATTTATATACATCAACTAAAGACACCATTGTTCTTTCAATATCATTAATACCTGGTTGCTCATATTCAGCACACATTGGCAAATATATGGTTGTTGCATAACCTTTAATATATGAATTAATTGCGTTCATAGGTTTAGATGATTTTATAACACAACCTGCTGTATTAGTTCCACCAATTATAATCTGTGTATTATCTGTACCCATTAAAAAATTGTGGTGTTGAAGTAATTGTTTTTGTAAATCTTCAAAGGTTATATGTGAATCATATTCGTAATACTTAATATCAAGGTGTTTAGCCATAAATTTAAGTTCTTCAAGTTTTAAATCTTTATTGCCTTTGGAAACTGCAAATATTATTTTTGATCTATCTATTTGTGTATCTGTTAAGATTTTCTGCACCTCGGCATATCTCCTATTGTTAAGATATTCGCTACCGAGGGCAGGATGTCCTTTAAAATCTATTAATAATATAACCGTCTTCACCTCATATACCTTTCTGCATATATTGATCTATGATCTTATCTTGCTCTAGTTTTTT